ATGAGCGCCGTCTTTTGTAATACCAAAATAATCTCTTAACGTATCTAATTTAAAACTTTTCAATTCATTATTGTGGCTAAACCAATAATAAACTAAATTAATACTATCAATAACATCTCTTGGGAAAAATATATTAGAAGTTCCTTCCTTATTAACATTCTTATTTTTCCGACTAAGCCTTTCAATAATAGGAAGATCAAATCTATAGATATTATAGCCAGCAGCAATGGGAGCGGAGAACTGGCTTTTTTTGCTGTTTCTGCTATGATACTTATCTAAATAGTCAACAAACATTTTCCAAGCAACGCTTTGTTTAGGATACTCTTGCCATTCTTTATAAACATCATCTTTAGAGCATCCTTTAACCTTAGCGTGGAAATCTAAAATATCTGTTTTATACTCAAAGTTTGGGTCTTCTTCCATGCATTCTGGTTTAAAGTTACAATTAAATTCAGAATTAGGAATGATTTCTAAATTGATAGGATCTACCATTATAGCAGCTAATTGAACTGGGCTACATTTTTCTGGATTGACTCCATCTGTTTCAAAATCAAACACACAAATTTTATTATAGTTCACTCTGCAATCTCCACTACTTCATTAGGCCTGATTCCGATTCTTGTGTTCTTGTCTGTTGTAGAGTAAGCGTTATTGAATTTACAACAACTAACTTTTCTAGTCTCTGTTTTTACATATGTTCCATTTTTATATGTGAATGTGGAACCAATAGCAACCTTGTCAAAAGTAACTTTTGTCATTGTATAACTCCTTCTTGTAGTAAATGTTGAACTGTCATAATTTTATCAAGCATTGCGATACCCAAAATGTCAAATTTTATAACACCAATACTCTCTAAGTCTTGCATTTCCATACCGGCAATCATTTGTTTATTTTTTGAATCATAAATCATAGGACAAACTTCTTTTAAAGGGTTTGCACTAATAGCAATTCCTGCAGCATGTTTACTTTGATTAGACTTAGTTCCTTCTAATCTAATAGCCTGCTCAAACCTTTTTGACAAAGGACCTTGCATTATATTTTTATCGTCAATATAGCACCACTCCTTAAGTTTTTCTGGGTTGTTTTCTAAAGCCCATCTAATAATTGACGCTTCTCCAGTGTCATCTTTCATTTGTTGAAGTTCGTCTGCAATTTTAGCTTCATCTGGAATATTCTTTGTAATTTTATTCATTTCTTCAAAACTAACATTCCCATAAGCTCTTAAAACATCCTTTAATGCTCCTCTTCCTTTGATAGTATTAAAGGTAATCATCTGACTAACCTTGTCATTTCCATATTTATTCTTGATGTATTCTATGATTTCTTCTCTTTTGTCAATAGGGACATCAACGTCAATATCAGGCATAGATATGTGGTCAGCAGTATTACGACCAGCGTTGTAGAACCTGTCAAATAACAGGCTATACTTAATGGGATCAATGCTAGTAATGCCGACAAGGTACGATACGAGACACCCAGCAGCACTTCCTCTACCGGGTCCAGGCAACCATTTGTTTTCTTTGACATGATTCACAATATCCTGAACAATTAGAAAGTAGCTCGAAAGTCCCGCTCCTTGCAGAATTTTAAGCTCGTATTTAATCCTATCCGTATAACTTCCGTGTAAAGAAACATCTACTTTACCTTGTATTTTTTGTTTCCATCCGTCTCTACATAACTGACGCAAGTATTCGTCTGGATCATAATTTTCTGGACAATTAAACGGAGGAAGCTTTGGTTTGCTGTTGATCTCATAATCTTCTATCATTTCATTTACAAGATTAGTATTTTCAATGTGTTCTTCTTTATGAAGCTCATTGATTTCTTCTTGTGACAGTATGTGAAAATTATTGGAAGAAAAGAAACATTCTACAGGAACTTTTTCTCCCACACTTAATTTCCTGCTAATTTCAGGCATAGTAGTTTTAAGATTGTTACAGAGAAGTATTCTCTGATCGTCTGCATCTTCTCTATTAGCGTAATGTGCGTCTGGAGTACAGATTACTTTTACTCCACATTTATGGGCAATCTCCTCAATAGCACCAGAAAGTTCTTTTTGAATAGGATTATTTTCTTGGTCCATTAGTTGTGATTCTAAGAAAACATTTTCCTTACCAAATGCTTCTTTGAGCCTATCTACATAGGCAACTCCAATATTTGAATAGTCACTAATAATCTTATTGTCTCTACAAATTGCATTAGAAAGGGTAGAGCCAAGATGACCAGTAATACATATAAGATTGTTTTTAACGAAATTTGATAATGTTTCAAGATCTAACCTCGGTTTATGGTAGAAAAAATCTGGTTTGTTAGATTCACTGACAAGCTGAATAAGATTAAGCCAACCATTATAATTTTTAGCAAGCACAAGCATGTGACTCAATGAACTATTTTCTTTAGTTTTTATAGAAGGATTGTCTTCACAAACATAAAGTTCACAACCAAGAATAGGTTTGATGCCATTCTTTTTCATTGTGCTATGAAATTGAACGTGACCAGCTATATTACCATGATCTGTCAAAGCACAAGCATTGGCTTCAATAGAATTAATTCTTTTAGCAATATGTTTAGGTTGACTTAAACCATCTAATAGACTGTAATGACTATGACAATGTAATGGTATATATTTCTTCATTCTGTGGTTCCAGGCGCTTTGTACTTTCCAACATTATAGCCTTCTTGCTGATACTTGTCAACTGTTCCTTTCATTCCCAAAAGGTCTATACTATATTTTATTTCTTCACATATTGTCATAGGAAGACCGTGAGGTGTTCTTTGACCATCTCTATATTCAATCTCTGGATTTGGAAAATAATTTTTCCCAAAATGACACAATTTACTACACTTCCAAGTTTTGTTCAATCTTGGTCTGGTACAGCTTTTAATTTCTTGAAATTTTCTACGAATCATGTCTTCGGTTTCATGAATCTGACTCTTATTGTAATTCATGCTAAAAATACCGCCATCATTAATAAAATAAATACTAACAATAACATGTTCTATTTCGGGATACAGCACACTTGCCGCATAGTGATACATGCGGAGTTGAGGATCTTTTTCCAGTTTTTTGAAAGTTTTTTCTTCTCCTGTAGCCCAATCCAACCTTTTGCCAGTTTTGTAATCAATAATCTCAATCGTATTGGGGTTAGGTTGAGCAATCAGATCTATTGTTCCTTTGATTGCTAAATAACCTTCTAAGTCTTCACTATATTTATAGTGAGCCCAAGGTTTTTTAATTTCAATATCAAATCTTTGTTCTGGTTGTATGATATTTTGATTTCTAGGATCAAAATTACAGTTTTGCACAGTTATAGTTTTTTCAACCCATTTCTTGCAATGTTTAAGATCTAATGGCTTCCATTGATGATGGATAAATCTACTAGTATAATATTCATAAACTTGATCAGTGATTTTTTCAACATTATGATCAAATACATTAATCTCACCACAGATCTCGTCCTCAATAGTTGGCTGACCTTTAGATACTGCCACAGAAATATCTGCTAATATTTCCATAACTTTATGAACTATAGTTCCTTTGTTGGCTTTTTGATTAGACGGAGATCTTAAGCCTAAGTTATACTCAATAAAGTATTGTTGTTCACACATATTGTGTGTTCCGTAGCTTGAGCTTCTAAGGTATGTTATTATCATAATTTTTTATTTTGTAGTATCCATCTTATTACTTCTTGCCATTGCTGACCAATAGTCATGTTTTGGTTATATACTATTAAATCAAAATTATTTTGATCATAGTTTTCAGGATCTAAAGCTGTTTCGCTAGCATGATCTGAATTATATAAATTTCTTGTTAGTTTAATCACAACACCACCAGCTTTTTTAACAGCTTTTACCTCATTAGGAAATCTACAATCTGCTATTAAAGCTACTGGAGGGTTGTCTTGTTGAATTTTACGAATTGTAGCCCCTGCCCAAACATCGTGCTGAATACTTCTAAAGAATTCTGTGCCCACCATTTGTAATACTTCTCGTGCTGTCATCTGTTTACCATTTTTATAACAGTTTACGAGTTCGTTCTTCTCTTGGTCAGTACCATAACATTGTTCAAAACCTAGTCCAAGAATATCCATACAAACATTTTTTAACGGATCAGCAAAATTGTAAACAATCGCTTGATCTTCTAATCCCTCTAATTCATACAGCCAGTTAACTATTTGTGTTGCCAAAGTAGTTTTACCTGATTGTTTTCTCCCAGCAAAAGCTATGATACTCATATTATATTCTCCAGAAAAGGTTTGATTTCATTATCTATTTGTTCACTTGACATTTCACCAATATCACTGGCACTAAAAGAAGGAATATAAACTTTGTATGTATTTTGACATTTTGTTTTTATCTGTTCTGCAGCTTTTCTTCCTGCTTCATCGTTATCTGTTAATATAACTAAATTCATTGCTCCGCTTGAATCAAGCAATATCTTTTGTCTGTCGCTAAGAGACGAACCAAATATAGCTAGGCTATTATGAATGCCGTTTTCTTCTAATCTCCAGACGTTACCAGGGCTTTCTACAATAATAGCTATGGTGCTTGCTAAAATGTGTTCTTTTGCAAACCAGAAATTATATAGAGAATTTTGGCTTTTAAAGTCTGTGCTGTGCTTCCATTTAGAATATTTCCATCTGTCATTCTCTTCCGGACAGAAACTAGAAGGGTTATGATAAGCTCCACAAATTTTACATGATTCAAATATGCTTCTTCCAGTACACCCAATCATGTATTGATAATTATTATCATAGATAGGTACTACGGCTCTATTATACATGGGCTTTTTGGGATTATCGCATAGTCCTACATCGTATTTTTCTAGAGTATTTGCAGCATAATTTCTATCTATAAAATATGTAGATGGTATTGTTAAACTCTTTTGAATAACTTTTCTGCTAACTTTGTTTTCTTCATTTTTGTCGTTTGTGTCAATATAGTTCATCAGACTTGTGAATGTTTTTTTATTTCTGTCTATATTTGATACTTTAATACTGTTTAGATCTTTTTGTACAAATTTTGTTGCAAAATCTAACGCTTCTTTAAATGAGCAATATTGGTCACCTTCAGTAACCCAATTATATTTTTGATTAGATATGACGCCTCTGATAAAACCTATAATAGAGCCTTGAAATACTTTTTCACAATTATGAGTTCTACATTTCCAGTTACCTCTGTAACTATCTCCAGTATAATACAAACTAATTGCTGATTGGTTATCTCCTCCATGTATTGGACAAGACATACTTATCATTTTTTCATTAGCCTTGTACTCTAAACCAAAATAATTTAGTAGTTCTTCTATGTTATCGCATAAAAGATCACAAAGTATTTTTAGTTTAAACTGATCATTACTCGAACGAGATTTTTTCAGTTTCGTCGTCATCAATTACAAACCCTTCGTCTTTAGAGGTGGTATTATTTATCAATTCTAATCGAGTTTTACCTTCCGTAATTTTGGCACACCAACCTTTCATATTGCAGTTGATGTAGTCATTATCGTCTAGTCCTCCTCCGTGTCTGCTGATAAGAGGTACTAATTTTCTATTTCCGTTATTGGGTCCATCTTCGGCTATTTCTTCGTCGCTTTTTCTCTTGAAGATTGTAAAATTAGAACATAACCAGATAATTCTATCAGAACCGCTTGCTGTATCAGTGGTTTCTTTTGTAATCCCGTCTCTGTTTAATTGAATAAACGCAACAACTGGTACTTTGTATTTCACTGCAAAGTTGTGAAGTTGAGTCATCATAAAACCTAAGACCTGATATTCTTTTAGGTCTTGAGTCATGCCACTAGTATCCATCAATTTTAAGTAATCATAAAATATAACACAGTCTTTCGCTGTTCCGTCATCATTTAACCCAACTTCTTTGACTAACCATCTTTTCATAATACCTAACTGGTCTTCAAAAGGTTTACCAGCAATACTCTTGTGAAAAATCCTGGTATCTTTTAATTTGTCAACAGCTTTTCCTATTTTATGTTCTTTGTCTGCATTTTCCCCAAACTGACCCGTTTCTATCTGATTAATTTCTGTTTCTGTCATCATAGCTAAAATACGATTAATATGATCTTCTTTAGTCATT